TGCAATACTGGGATAAGGTTAATGGTACTACTAACTGGGAAGATGCTATTGCTAAAGTTAAATCAGATATACCTAAAGCATAATGCCTAGAAAAAAAATAACTCCAAAAGAGTATAGCGAAGTAACTACTGGAGTTAGACTTTCATCACACGAAAAACTTTGTGCTGAAAGAATGAATAATATTTTAAAATCTATTGAAAGACTTGAAAAAAAAGTAGAACAATTAAGTGATCATGTTTCTACTGGAAAAGGAATAGTTAAAGTACTTGTTGTTCTTGGTAGTCTTGCTGCAGGTATTATTGGTTATTTTAATTTTAAATGAAATTTGTATTAATAGTATGGGTTTGTACCTTTACTAGTAATCAATGTAGTCCACCAGTACAAAGTGATATAATATATAACTCATGGAATGAGTGCGTTGTTGAAGCACTTGATTATAGTATTAATTTTCTTGCACAACAGAAAGATGAAGATGTTAATGAATTTAGATTAGCAACTAAATTTTTGTGTAAGGAAATACAAAATGTTTAAAGGTCATAGAATAATTGTTATTGGGGATGCTCATGATTGTCCACATATAAAACAAGATAGATTTAAATGGATAGGTAAATATATTAAATCTGTTAAACCAGATTATATTGTTCAAATAGGTGACTGGGCATCTTTTGATAGTTTAAGTTATTTTCAAAAAAATCATACTCAAGCAGGTAAACTTAAAGATGCTTTTATGGTAGATATAGATTCTTTAAGATCTTCAATAGATATATTAGATAAATATATTGATAATGATTTAATACCAAGACATGTTACTTTTGGTAATCATGAACAAAGAGTTTATAAGTTTGAAGAAGGCATACCAGAAATAGCAGGTATGATGAAGAAAGAGCTGCATGATTCTTTTGATAATCGTAAATGGAAACGATCTCCATATGGAGCTTTTAAAAACATAGGTGGTGTATCATTTACTCATTGTCCTTTAAATATAATGGGTAAAGAATATGGTGGTAAAAACTGTGAAGTACAAGTAGCTAATGATGCTACTAATGACATTGTATTTGGACACACTCATAAATTTAGAGATTGGAAAGCTCCTAAAATTGGTGACAAAAATTATGTTAGAATAGTTAATGTTGGATGTGCGTTGCCACATGGGCATGTAGAAGACTATGCTAAGATGAATTTAACTGGATGGTCTTGGGGTATAGTTGAACTTGGTATCTGGGATAACCATATACAAGAAAGTCAATTTATATCTATGGATAGACTGGAGAAACAATATGATAACTAATGGTACAAATTTTGCTAAATATAATAATTTTAGCAGCAACGAGTTTAAATGTAAATGTTGTGGAGAATTAAAAATTTCCGAAATAGTTTTAGACTTTTGCCAGGCATGGCGTGATTACATTCAAGAAGGTGTTACAATTACTTCAGCATATAGATGTCCAGAACACAATAGTAAAGTAAGTTCTACTGGTGACAGTGGTCCTCATACTACTGGGTTTGCTGTTGATATAGCAACATCACCACAAAAACAATATCAGTTATTAGACTTTGCTTTGCACTGGGATCCAAAACCTACAGGTATTGGTATAGCAAAATCATTTACTCATCTTGATTGGTTAACTGTAGATGTTGATCAGAAGTATGTAGTAAGACCTAACGTATGGAAATATTAATATGTGGTTAAGTGCAATTAAACTTGCAGTCCAAGCAGGATCGCATATATACAAGAAAAAAAAACAAACACAAATGCTTATGGCAGATGCACAAATGCGTCATGCAGAGCAAATGAGTAAAGGTGAACTTGAATATAAAGCGAAAGTTATTGAGAGTAATGATAATGGTTGGAAAGACGAATTTGTACTTATCCTTGTATCTTTGCCTATTCTTTTATTGGGTTGGTCTGTTTTTTCTGACGATCCAGAAATACGTAATAAATTAGATTTATTTTTTGAGTATTTTAAAAATTTGCCTTATTGGTATCAAGCAATTTTTATCGGTGTAGTATCGGCGATTTATGGACTCAAGGGTGCTGACATCATGAGAAAAAAATAATGTCTAAGCCATTAAATATTTCAGATTCGGCAGCTGTGCAAATGCCTATGAAGACGGTAGCTTCATTAATAATTTTAGTTGCAGCAGGAGTGTTTGCATATACAGAGTTAACTTCAAGATTAGTATCATTAGAAACTTCACGTGAGTTATTTCAAAATGACTTGCTTAAAAAAAGTGAACAAGTGCCTGTAGACCAAGAGCAAATATTTTTAATTGAGGATCTTTATAAATCTG